AAGCTATTGATGGCATCATGCACCGACTGCGTTCTCTTGTAGAAGAGACAGGGGTAGGTATGATTCTGGTCTCTCACCTCAGAAGAGTTGAGGGCAATCGTGGACACGAGAATGGAATTGAAACAGGTCTATCACATTTACGTGGCAGCCAATCAATTGCACAGCTTTCTGATGCAGTAATATCTCTTGAGCGCAATCAGCAATCAGAAGATATTATCGAGGCATCAACCACAAAGGTTCGTGTACTTAAATCTAGATACACTGGTGACGTTGGTGTAGCTTGTAGTCTTCTCTATGATGGAGACACTGGCAGGCTTACAGAAATACCCAACGACAGCTACAGTGCATTTGATGGAGATGAACTATGAGTAATTTAGTATTTGACATAGAAGCTGATGGCCTTGAGCCAACCAAGATATTCTGCGTAGTTGCTCAAGATGTAGACACAGGCGATATATTTACATTCGATGTGACTCAGCTTGACGAGGCTTACAGCATGTTAAAGTCTGCCGATAAGCTTATCGGACACAATATCTTGGGATATGATATACCTGCTCTCAGAGATATTGCAGGTGTTGACCTGTCAGACAAAAAGATAGTTGATACTCTAGTTCTATCTCGATTGTTCCATCCTAATCGTGAGGGTGGTCACGGCTTAGAGTCTTGGGGTTATCGCCTCAAGTTCTCTAAGGGTGATTATGGTGCTAATCAAGGTGCTTGGGATGCTTATTGCCCAGAGATGCTAGAGTATTGTAAGCGTGATGTAGAGCTAAATACAAAAGTATATATGCACTTGCGAAAAGAAAGTCGGGGCTTTACAGCACAATCAGTAAAGCTAGAGCACGAGGTCGCTAAGATTATTGACCAACAAAGACGCAATGGTTTCCGATTAGACCTCAAGAAAGCAATGCTGCTTAGTTCTTTGTTCAGCGAAAAGCTGCAAGCGGTTGAAGCAGAAGTACAAGAGACATTTAAGCCTGTGGTAACTTACACAACGCTATTGCCTCAGTACACAAAAGCAGGTAAGCTATCCAAACGTGCTAAGATAAAAGACCACCCCGATGGTAAGACTATGGTTACAACCGAAGATGAGCAGAACTCTCTGCTGCTACATGGCGAAGCAGTTCGTGTAACCGAAGAGCCTTTTAATCTGGGGTCTCGTAAGCAGATAGGCGAGAGACTTATCGAAGCAGGTTGGAAGCCTAAGAACTATACACCTACTGGTCAGCCAATTGTTGATGAGGGTACACTTAATAAAGTTAAAGGTATACCCGAAGCAGAGATGATTGCAAAATATCTTATGCTGCAAAAGCGTTTAGCACAGGTGTCTAGTTGGATTAAAGCTACTGAAGATGATGAAAGAGTGCGTGGCTATGTTAATCCTAATGGTGCTGTTACAGGTAGAATGACACATTCTCACCCTAACATGGCACAAATACCTAGCACTAACTCGCCCTACGGCAAAGAGTGTAGAGCTTGTTGGTCTGTAGAAAAGGGCAATAAACTTGTAGGCATTGATGCTTCTGGCTTAGAACTACGAATGCTTGCTCACTATATGAACGATAAGGAGTATACAAATGAAATCCTCAATGGAGACATTCATACAACTAACCAACGACTTGCAGGACTTGAATCAAGAAATCAGGCAAAGACTTTCATCTATGCGTTACTCTACGGAGCCGGAGATGCAAAGCTTGGGACAGTGGCTAAAAGAAACCGACAAGGTGGTAAGGAACTGCGAAGACGTTTTCTTGATAGTCTCCCATCATTTAAATCTCTTGTCCAACGAGTACAACGAGAAAGTAAAGCGGGATTTGTTAAGGGACTAGATGGTCGTAAGCTTCACATACGTTCTGAACATGCAGCACTAAACACACTGCTGCAAGGTGCAGGAGCTATAGTTATGAAAGAAGCTTTGGTATTACTCGACCAAGCGTTTAAGAAACTATCCTTAGATGCTAAGTTCGTTGCAAATGTGCACGATGAATGGCAGATAGAATGTAGCGAGAGTATCGCTAATCAAGTAGGTATGCTTGGAGTAGAAGCTATAATTCAAGCAGGCAAGAACTTAAACTTAACCTGTCCTCTTGATGGGGACTATCACGTAGGAGATGGTTGGCATGAAACCCACTAAAGAAGACAGAAAGAAGTTTGATATTGATTTACAGTATGGCACTGTGCGAGAAGATAAAATCGCAGACATGCTGCAGAACAAAAAGATAGAAGTAAAATCTGAGCGTGACCTGTGGCAAAAGACAGGAAACATTTGCATTGAGTATCAATCCTACGGCAAGCCGTCAGGTATAGATGCAACTGAGTCTGACTACTGGTTTCATAACTTGTGCATCGGTGACGATGAATACTGCACACTGGTCTTTAACACTGCAACGCTAAAGAAGATAGTAAAGCGTTTGGATAGTTTTAAAACAGTGTCGGGTGGCGATAACAGAGCAAGCCAGATGTATCTGCTTAATCTGCAAAAGCTATTTTCGTCTGATGTAATCAAAGCATTCAAGGAGTTAGAAGATGAGCAAGAAGCAGCTTGATAAAGTAGTACCAGACATATACGCTATGCTTGAAAGACTTTCAGAGGGTGAGCCTCTTCCATTAACGGAGGAGGCGCTCGATGAAACATTAGCCTCTATGAAAGAAGCTATACTTAACTGGGCTACGCCTAAAGAACGTGATAGTAGCTTTACTCTACGTATGTCTAATATAGGTAAGCCTAGCCGACAGCTATGGTATGAGCAACAAGACGAAGACTCAAAGGGTGAAGTTGATGGCCCAACACAGATTAAGTTTCTGTACGGTCATATCCTTGAGGAAATAGCCCTGATGCTTGTGCGTATGTCTGGTCATACTGTTACCGATGAGCAGAAAGAAGTAAAGGTTGATGGCATAACAGGCCACATGGATTGTAAAATTAACGGACAGGTAGTAGATATTAAGACTGCATCCAAGTTTGCATTTAATAAGTTTAAGAATGGCACGTTAATCTCGGATGACCCATTCGGTTATTTGGGACAAATAGCAGGCTATGAAACCGCAGAGGGTACAAGCGGTGGTGGGTTTCTGGTTGTCAATAAGGAAAGCGGTGAGTTGTGTATGTACATTCCCGAAGACTTAGACAAACCTAACATAGAAACTAAAATAGTTAAGCTGCGTGATGATTTAAAACTTGACAAACCGCCTGAATTGTGTTATAATCCCATACCAGAGGGAAAGAAAGGTAATATGATTCTTCCCAAAGGATGTTCGTGGTGTAAGTATAAGTTTGAATGCCACAAAGATGCTAATGATGGCGAAGGTCTACGCACCTTTAAATACTCTAACGGCTACAAATACTTCACCGAAGTAAAGTCAGAACCAAATGTGGATGAAATACTATGAACCGAAAGAAGTCTAAGCGTATAAAGAAACACGCAAAGAGACTACAACTGGAGTGGGTTAGAAGTCTTCTCAATGATGAGGAGGCTTCTAAAATCACGGCAGATAATCTCGAAGAGTTTTTACCAAAGCAAACCCACTTGTGGGCTAGACGAACAGTATACACTAGCTTTTACACAGACAAGTGGCTAACAAATAAAATAAAACAACTTATTAGAATCTTTCCAGATAAAGAGATTGAGGATATAAGCTCTGAAGATATTGCATGGAAAGCCCAACAAGGATAGGGAGGCACATGAAAAAAATACGGAAAGGCTATAGGAAGGCCAGAGTTAAACGCCCAGTAGAAAAAGATGTGGTCAAAGGCTACGACTCTAATTGGGAGTATGAACTCCATTCTGGTATCTTAGATGAATGGGAGCACCATGTGGACAAAGTTGAATACACAGTTACCCATAAATATGAACCAGATTTCGTCAGGGAGATAGACGGCAAAAAGATTCTACTTGAAGCTAAAGGTAGATTCTGGGATAGTGCTGAGTATTCTAAGTATGTTTGGATTGCTAAGGTGCTGCCGGAAGATGTTGAGCTAGTGTTTCTTTTTGCTAATCCCAATGCCCCGATGCCTGCTGCCAAAGTTCGTAAAGATGGAACAAGGCGGTCTCATGGTGAGTGGGCTTCAGCCAATAACTTTAGATGGTTTAGTGAAGATACTATACCTGATGAGTGGATAAACGTAAAAAAGAAAGAGGACTTTAAAGATGAGCATTGACGATGCAACGCCCGAAGAGTGGGATAGAATGAACTTTAAGCGCAACAAACTTGGTGAGCCTACGTTTGAGGAGTACATGAAACGCTTAAACTCTAAGTATGTGTACAACAGCACAGAGAACTACGGCAAAGAAGTGACTAGCGATGCAGAAGACTTTGCAGATTGTTGGACTTCAAAAGACTCTGATGATGTCAACAGCCCTGCACATTATAACTATGGCAATGTAGAGTGCATAGAAGCTATACAAGAGAGCATGACTCCCGAAGCATTTAAAGGTTATCTCAAGGGCAACACTATGAAATACTTGTGGCGCTACGAAAGAAAAGGAAAGCAGCAGCAAGACTTACAAAAAGCGCAGTGGTATTTAAACAAGCTTATATCTCAAATGGAGGTATAACGTGGGCTGTTGGCACTGTGGTACAGAGATAATTTGGGGCGGGGACTTTGATATTTCAGAAGAAGACCCCGATTATGTACTAGAAACTAATATGTCTTGCCCTGAGTGTGGGACATTCTATTTAATATACAAGCCGAAAGATGATGAACAAGAATAAATGGTGGCGAATCTGGGCTAAATCGCTAGGTGAAAAGGTTGGAGAAACAGACAGGCAGGCAGATGCTGTTGCCCTAATCCGAACATTTTGGTGGGTCGTACACATCTTCACCTGTTTTATGATTATACTAGGCAATGCTACAAATCTAGGATGGCTAAATGGATAGGAAAGAAGAAAGGCGAAACAGGTTTAACCGCAAAAAAAAATTTAAAAAACTAACAGGCTCTAAGAAAGTCAGGGCTGAAACTAAAAAAACTAAAGGAAACTCTAATGACATATCACTTTGGAACGACAATTCTGAACATAGAATTTAGAAATGGTGTAGGTTTAGATATAGAATTTTGTGACAGTAGACCTATCTGGTCTGCTGATGCAGATGGCAATCAGAAGCCTATGTATTTTGAAGGCTTAGCAGTATGTATTCCGTTTTTTCTTATCTGTTTTGGAAAAATCGGTGACGTTGAACTAGATAACTAAGGAGATTTAATAATGAAACTAACTTACAAACAAAAATATATCGCAAAAGCAGTAGCGTTACTGATTATTTCACCTGTTTATGTGCCTGCCATGATTGTATGGGACAATAAACATCTTGTTGTAGACTTTTATAAAGAAACATTTAGCATTATTCGTGGCACACACCCCGACCTAGAGGAAAGCAAGGATGGATAAGTATCAACAGTTTATACACAAAAGCCGATACGCTCGATGGCTTTCAGAAGAGGGTCGCAGAGAAACATGGGAAGAAACTGTACAAAGATATGTAGATTTTTGGGTAAATCGCAAACAAATTGACAGCAAAACAGCCAAAAGACTGTATGATGGCATACATAGTTTGAAGGTTATGCCCTCTATGCGGTGTTTAATGACCGCAGGAGAGGCTTTAGACAAGGATAACGTAGCAGGATTTAACTGTAGTTACCTTGCTATTGACTCTCCTCGTAGTTTTGATGAGCTTATGTACGTTTTAATGTGCGGAACAGGCGTAGGATTCAGTGTAGAGCGTAATTTTATTGGTAAGCTGCCTATAATTGCAGAAACATTTCACCCTACAGACACTACAATCGTTGTAGCCGATAGTAAAATTGGTTGGGCTTCTGCATTTCGTGAGTTGATTGCCATGCTCTATGCAGGTAAAATCCCTAAATGGGACATGAGCAAGATAAGACCGGCAGGCGCTAGACTTAAAACCTTTGGTGGTCGAGCAAGTGGCCCACAGCCTCTTGAAGATTTGTTCCGCTTCTGTGTAGAAGTATTCCAAAAAGCAGCGGGTCGCAAGCTAACGTCTATTGAGTGCCACGATGTTGTATGTAAGATAGCTGACATCGTTGTTGTTGGAGGTGTAAGGCGCTCAGCCCTTATAAGTCTGTCAAATCTTTCAGACAATCGTATGGCAAAAGCCAAAACAGGTGCATGGTGGGAAGCAGATGGACACAGACGTTTGGCTAATAACAGTGTAGCATATACAGAGAAGCCCGATTTTGAAGCCTTCATCAACGAAATGCGTACACTATATGAAAGCCGAGCAGGTGAAAGAGGATTGTTTAGCCGTGTCGCTGCTCAGAACATTGCAGCTCGTAACGGCAGGCGTGACTCTGAGCAAGACT